GCCGTTGGAGGCGTCCGCCGCGAAGCCCAGTACCGAGTTGCCCGCGATGGTGACCTGGTCGTAGGTGCCGCCGGAGGCACCGAACACCCGGATGCCGGAGGCGTCCTCTGCGCCTTCGATGGTGTTGCCGACGATGGCGATGTTCCGGCCGTTGATGGTGTAGCCCTCCGACGGGCCGGAGCCTGCCGGGTCGGGCCGGGACAGCTGGATGCCGGACAGGCCGGAGCCGGACACGATGTTGCCGGAGATGACCGCACGGCGCCAGCCGAAGCCGTAGATGCCCTGTTGGCGGACGTCCTCGATGCGGTTTCCGATGATGCGGATGCCGTAGTAGTAGACGCCGGAGCGCAGCATGTGCGAGCCGAACCCGCGTCCGAAGCTGCCGAGCCGGCTGGAGGGTCCGACGTAACAGCCCTCGATGTGGATGTCCTTGGACGGGGTGGCGTCGAAGTCGCCGATGCCGACCGACCCGGAGACGGCCATGTCGATCTGGATCGCCTCGGAGAAGTCGCGGCTGCCGTCGCCGGAGTTGTCCTTGTAGCCGAGGAACTGGCAGTTCAGGGCGCGGCCGCGGGCCGTGGAGTTGAACTCGAGGCCGTGCGCGCTGGACACGTTGGTGATCGTGACGTCCCGGACGGTGATGTCCTCGCAGTGAGCGAACGACATCACGTTCGTCGTGGCCGTCACCGTGCCGACCCCGCCGTCGGCGGCGTTGCCGTCCCAGGTGCCGCCCAGGATGCGGATGTGGGAGCGTCCGGTGTACCCGGCGAACAGGTCCGTGGGCTCGAAGTTCCTGAGCAGGCCGGTGTTGCCGATGGCCTTCAGCGTCGCCCCGTGGGCCCAGATCGTGGTGTCGGCGTAGACGACCAGGAACGTGCTGATGCCGTAGGTGCGCCCAGGCGGGATGAAGACGATGCCGCCGCCGGCCGTGTGCGCGGCGTCCAGCTGGGCCTGGATCGCGGCCCGGTCGTCGGCCACGCCGTTGCCGGTGGCGCCGGTGACGACGTACCAGCGTGAGGCGGACTGGTCGCCCAGGTTCGGGGCGCTGATCGGCTCGGAGAAGGTGACCGTCTCGGAGAACGTCACCGGCCCGGCCACGGTCTGCGGGTCCTCGGTGGTCTTGTCCAGCTTGGAGGTGACCGCGGTGAGGGCCAGCGTTGCGGCGTCGCGCGCACCGGAAGCGACCTCACGCCCGGCCTGGTACCAGCGCAGCGGCTGACCGCCCGGACCGAGGTACTCGTACTCGATCTCGGAGACGTCCAGGGCCTTGAAGGCGCGCACCGCGCCCGGGGTCGGGGAGTCCGCGTCGTTGGAGCGCAGCTGCGCGATGGGGGTGGTGCCGTCCGCCTCGAACAGGGCGGTGACGGTGGCGCCGGTGCCGGCGGCCTTCACCAGAAGCGGGTAGTCGGGGACGACGTTGCCCTGATCGTCGGTCAGGACGTCGGACGGCGTGCCGCCGAAGGTGTAGAGGGGCATTGCCGTCCCTTCAGTCGAGCCAGTAGTAGCCGGAGATGTCGATCCACATCAGCCCGGGTGTGCCCTCGTCCTGCTCGCCGTCCTGCGACCAGCCGACGATCGAGCCGCGGGCACCGAGTGCGTTGCCGTCCTGGTCGGGGCTGTAGACCTCGAGGCGGCAGGTGCCCACGATGGCGTCGCCGGTCATGGAGGCGCCCACAGGCAGACGGGCGATCTGGTCGGGGATGCACGCGGTGGGGACGGTGCCCAGCTTCACGCCGTTGGCGGAGATCAGCTGCCCGTCGGTGCGCTGGACCGTGCCCCGCATGTGGACCTGGCCGCGGTCGATGCGGCACTCGGCGACGGTCTGCCCGGACTCGAAACCGGCGGCCAGGGTGATCGGCTGCCAGGACTGCAACGGCTCCCAGAAGGTGACCCAGGTGTTGGACTCCCCGGAGAGCTTGATCCAGGTGGTGGCGTCCGGGGCCTTGGCCACGGTGCCGGCCGGTGCCGCCGACAGGCGGGCGTCGCGGTCGGCGAGGTTGGTGACCGACTGCCACAGGTGGGGGTCGATGGCCTCGGCCAGTTCGGCCAGGTTGCCGGGCGTGGTGGGACTGTCGCCGCCGCCGGGGATGGGCAGTTCGGCGTATCCGATGGTCGCCAAGGTGAGCTCCTACGAGAACGAAATGGTGATCTTGCCGCCCGTGACGGACATGTAGTCGGTGCTGCCAGAGGCGTAGATGGCCAGGCCCTTGGCGGAGCCGGAAGCCAGGGCGGTGGCCCAGGACTTCGGCAGGGTCGCGGTGCCCTTGGCGCCCACGGACAGGCGCAGCAGGTCCTCCGGGCCGTCCCCGAGGTTGAGCTGGCCCGAGGGGGGCGAGGAGTGGCTGTGCAGGTACAGGTGCATGGGCCGTTTGGCGTTGACGCCGGAGCCGGTCTTGCGGGTGAAGGCCACCGTCATCTTCGCCACGGTCTTGCCGGCGCACGCGTTCTGGATCGCGCTGCCGTAGAACCAGCCGCCGCGCCGGTTGCCGCGCCCGGTCCAGTCGCCTTGCGTGGGTGCGGAGGCGTACTCGTCCGGTCGGTTGTTGCGCCAGGTCCCGGAGTCCGTGGGGCTGATCGTGACGGGCTTCGGCGAGGGGACCGAGGGCGTGCCGGGCGAGGGGTCGGCGTCGGAGGGGACCTGGAAGTAGAGCTCCAGGCGTCCGTCGACCTTGCGGACGTACACAGCCGAGGCGGCCTGCCATCCCGACCCTGCGGGGGCGCCGGTGCCGTAGGTGGCCGCCCGCACCACCTGGGCGTCCTGTGCGGCGTCCTGGGCGACCTTCTCGATGTCCGCCTGCTCCGTGTCCACCGGATCGGCCCCGAGCCGCCACAGGACGACGGGGACGGCCCCACGGCGCACCGCCACGGTGTCCCCGGCCTTGCGGTTGCGGTAGGCGTCCGTACAGGCGACGTTGAAGAGATCGGCGCCCATCATGTGGATGTTGACGGTCCCGGCCTCGGTGACGTCGATGACCTCGGCGGTGACGGTCTGAAGGCCGCCGGCCCCGGAGGCCAGGGCGTCCAGGTCCTTGCCCAGCTCGTCGCGGATGCCCACCTACAACCTCCTTGTGCTGGTGCGGGTCTGGCACGACATCGACACGCCGCCCAAGGTGAAGGGGTTGGAGTCGATCAGGTGCCGCTCCCACACCCCGGGGGCGACCTCGGCCAGGACCACGTCGCCCGGCTCGATCGCCGGATTGCAGACCGAGGTGAACGACAGGGACGCCTGCACGCCCAGGGAGTCGGCCAGTTGCGCGGCCGCCACGTCGTTGGCCTGGTCCAGGGTGGTGATCAGCGCGGAGGAATAGCGGCCCGTACGGACGCGCACCTGCGGCAGGCCCAGACGCTGCGGCGCCAGGGGGTCCTCCACCGGATCGGGGCCGGCGTAGGTCAGGGAGTCGGGGTTGTCGTCCCAGCGGAACACCGGGCCGATCACAGCGCCGCCGGATCCCGAGTCCCCGGTGACCGCCCACAGGTTCTTCAGGCCCTCGCTGGACTCCTCCTCGGAGGGCAGGGCGGTGACCAGGTTCAGCGGGATCTGCCAGACGACCGCATCGTCCAGGGTCGGCACCGGCGCGAAGGTGGGGATGCCGCGGGCGTCGCAGTAGACCTCCGCGCCCAGCGATGCCGCGATGCCGGTGGACGTGCCGGACGAATCGGTGCCGCCCGAGACGCCTGCCCACCGGTCCTCGTCGACGACGAACGCGGGCATCGGCGTGGACGACTTCACCGCGTCGTGCCAGGCGACCGGGGAGCCGGGCAGAGCTTCAGCCAGCAGCTGCTCGGCGCAGGCCCGCGCGGTGTCCGGGCCAATCGTGCGGGCGTTGGGGAACGACGCCCCGCGCACGATGTCCTCCCGACCGAGCAGGTCCAGGGAGACACCGAGGCGGGTACGGCTGAGCCGGTCCACGGTGTAGCGGCCGGCGGGGATCCACTCCACGTCCAGGCGCGGGACTTTGATGCCCTGGAACAGCCGGACCTCGGTCGATACGGAGTTGATGCCCGAGCGTCCCCGCGGCGCGTCCAGCAGCTCCACCGAGGCGGCGTAGCGGACCTCGGCGGTACGGTCCGGCGTGACCTGCCCGGAGCCGAACTGCACGGGCGTCCACGTCAGGCCGCCGTCGTTGGACCACTCCGCCTTCACCGGGCGGCCGGTGGCTTGCCCCAGGGCGGCCAGTGCGGCCGCGGAGATGGGCAGCACGTCAGGTCACCGCGCCGTTCGTGGCCAGGGCCGCATACGTGGCGTAGGAGGCGGTGACGGCGTCGTAGGTGGCGAACGCTTCGGCCAGGGCGTCGTAGGACCAGGCCGGCGCCCGCATGGGCTGGCCCGTACTGGAGGGCCGCTCGATGGGGACGATGTCGAACGTGACCGTGTAGCCGCCCGTGGCCCCCAGCTTGCCCGTGGGCATCTCGGAGACGTCGCCCGGGACGAAGAACCGGTCAGCGATCCGGTAGCCGGGGCGGACCTGCGCCAGCAGCACCCCGGAGCGGATGAGCAGCCGGAACTGTTCGATGTCCTCGGCGAGGACGTCCACCGACACGGTCTCCGACGGTGCGGCCGCGGTGTCGTAGGCGACGGCCGTG